ACCTGTTGTTGATCCTACTCGATATGACCCTCGTAAAGTTACGGATGAAGCTGATCTTCGTGCTAAAGGAAGAGAATTAATTCTTTCTGAAGGAGAAGAAGCTGCTCGTAAATTCTATCGTGGTTATGAAGAATATAAACAAACTTGGTTAAACCCAGTTAAAGAAGTAGAAACTTTTGTTGGATTAAATATTAATAACAAAATGGCAATGGATAGAACCGTTGCTGTTACTGCTGGTGAGTTTGAAAGTTCAGCACCTAAAGATGTTCGGGAAAAAGTTGCTGAAGCTATTGATACAGGTCAGACAGAAAAATTAACAGGCTCAGAACGTGAGCTTGCTGATAAATACATTGCAAAGATGAATGACATTGGACAAAGAGCATTAGATGCTGGTGTCATTAAGGGCCTTCTTGAAAACTATGTAACTCACATTGTTGATTGGTCAAAAAAACCTAAAGGTGCATTAGAAACATTTCTTAATGAATTAATGGGAAAAGTGGAAGGTAGAAAAGACACAGGCATGAGTCCTACTAGCCGCTATGCTGAACGTCGTAGTTATGCAACGTTTGAGGATTTGCAACAAGCTCTTAAAGATAGCAATCTAGAACTTAGAACAAAAGACCTTGCTGAGATATACAAAGAGTATGCCACTGCAATGGAACGTGCTATTGAGAATAAAAAACTTATTGAAAAAATCTTGACTCTTCGTAACGTTGCTGGTGAAAGTTTAGTTCGTAAAATTACAGACACTGAACCATTACCTTATGGTTGGCAGCTATTAAATTCTCCACAGTTTCCTGGGTATGCTGTTCATCCAGATTTAATGCCCGCTCTTAAATTTGCTTTTGAGGCTCGTGGCAATGAGTTTATTAACGCTGCTTATATGGCATCTCAAGCAGTGAAACGTATTAACGTACTGGGTAGTTTTTTCCACGCCAAGTCGTTGATGGAAGTGTTGTCTAGTACAAACATTCCTATCTGGACTCCAATTAAAGAAGCTGTAGTGTTGCCTTTAGTTGAGAAAGGAATTAAAGCTACTACAGGAAAAGATGTTGAGTTGTCTGGCATTACTAAAGCTGTAGAAGCTTTTCGCAAAGGCGGTGTTGGTGACAGTGTAGATCAATGGATTAAATCTGGTCTTGTTTTAGAAATACCTCAAGATGCAACTACTGGTGTGTTTACAATTATTGGAAAAGCTTCTGATAGTGTTATTAGTAAATTTGGTCCACAGACTCGTATCTTAGAAAACTCTTTGTCTGCTGTTGAAAAATACACTCTTGGTTTGTTTGATAAGTTTACTTGGGACTATTTGCACACTGGTGGAAAATTATACATTGCAGATAAATATTTAGAGCGTGCTCGAATTGATGCCGAAAAAGCGGGTAAACCTTTTGATGAAGCAGCATCACGGCAAGAGATTACTAGGTTTATTAATAAAAGTTTTGGTGGTTTAAATTGGTTTGACTTGGCTCGTGAATCTTCAACTAAATTTGGTAAACAAATATCTATGGCTGCATACAGTCCTCAAGGACGTAAAAGTATGCAACTGTTGTTGTTTGCTCCTGATTGGACTATTTCTACAATCAAAGCTTTTACTGCTGCTCTTCCTAGCGGTTTAAACCCTACTAAATGGCATCCTGTTGCTGGTGCTAAAGCACTTCGTGCTCCTTCTACTCAAGCAGACTATGCCCGTTTATATCAACTTAAAACTGCATTAACATATCTAACATTGTTAAATGCGTTTAACATGGCTACTGCTAATCGTCCTATCTGGGAAAATAAAGACCCTACTCGTATTGAATATCCAGATGGAACTAGTATGCAAGCTATGAAACACGCTATGGAACCTTATCACTGGTTAGCAGCTCCTGACCAAACATTAACAAACAAATTAGGATTTCTTCCTAAAGCTGCTTTGATTGGATTGACTGGTTTAGAATATCCAAGTCCTTTTGCACCTAAAATGGCTGATCCTTCTTTGGTTAATAGACTTAAAGCTATTGGTTCTCAAGCATTGCCTTTTCAAATATCTGCTGCTAAAGGAGCACCTGAAGGTGAAGGACTTAAACGTGCTGTTCTTGGTACTCTTGGTTTTCCTCTTTATGGCACTACTCCTGAAGAACGTCGTAGAGCTAATGCTGAGCGAAATAGAATCATTAGAGAAAAACGAAAAGAATATAAACAACGCGCTAGAGAAAAGGGTTGGGAATGAATCTACTAATCATTGATACACAGGGCGTTAGTTTAGACATTGCACTTCGTGCTCAAGCATGGGGGCATACTGTTCGTATGTTTCAGCGTCACAATAAAGATGGCTCACGTTGTGAGGTGGGTGATGGATTGGTACAGCGTGTACCGCATTGGGAACCCCACATGAGTTGGGCTGATTTAATATTTGTTGCTGACAACATTAAATACATTCATCAACTAGAACGCTACCAAAAAGAAGGCTATCCAGTGTTTGGGTGTAACGTTGAAGGTCAAACTTGGGAACAAGATAGAGAAAAAGGTGCTGCCGTACATGACCGTATGGGCATTAAAACTCTTCCTATGACTAAGTTTAAAAACTATGATGATGCTATTGAATATGTTATTAAGAACCCAAGACGTTATGTATCTAAACCATTAGGAGATGGTGAAAAATCTTTGTCTTATGTAGCCAAAAGTCCTGCTGATATGGTGTACATGCTTCAATATTGGAAAAAGAAAAACTCCTATAAAGGAGAATTTGTTTTACAAGATTTTCATGCTGGTGTTGAAATGGCTGTTGGAGGTTGGTTTGGTCCTGGTGGATTCAATAAATACTGGTGTGAAAATTGGGAATTTAAAAAGTTAATGAACAATGACCTTGGTGTAGCTACTGGCGAACAAGGAACTGTGTTAAGATATACTACTGAGAGTAAACTTGCTGACGAAGTGTTAGCTCCTTTAGAAGGAATGTTGCATGGAATTTCTTACTCTGGTTACATTGATGTTAATTGTATCATTGACAAACGTGGAACTCCTTGGCCTTTGGAGTTTACAATGCGCCCTGGTTGGCCTTTGTTTCAAATTCAACAAGCTTTACATCAAGGCGACCCAATCAATTGGATGAAGGATTTATTAGATGGAAAAGATAGCTTGCGCGTTTCTAGTAGCATTGCATGTGGCGTTGTTATTAGTATCCCTGACTATCCCTACTCTAGACTTACCAAAAAAGAATGCTCTGGTTATCCGTTGTTCGGTATAACTGAACAGGACTTAATAAAAAATATTCATGCTAGTGAAGTCCAGTGGGGTAAAGCTCCTGAGATGAATGGTGATAAGATTAAAATGAACGTGCCTATGTATGTCACTGCTGGTGACTATGTTTGCACTGTGTCTGGAACTGGTGACACTGTGTTTGATGCTGCTGCTAGTGCATATCGCAACATCAAAAAGCACATTGAGATTCCGAATTCTATTATGTATAGAACAGATATTGGATATAGATTAGAAAAACAATTGCCAGACTTGCACAGTGTTGGCTATTGTAAGGATGTAAAATATGGCAGTTAAACTTCCCCCTATCCCTAGACAACCTATTGGGGAACATTTTGAGTGGAGAGAGTGGTTTCAAAAGCTGCGTGAGTTAGCGTCTTCTGTTGCTGGTATTGCTTTTAATAGTTTGGACTTTAGTGCTTCAAACATAACCAGTATTTTGACTCGTTTGCACTCTGACTTGCAATCGTTACAAGGGGGAGGAGGTGGTCAATATTATCACATGACAGCGGCTCAACATTCGCTGCTGACATCTGGCACATCTCATCAAGTATTGCATGGTAGTCCCACATTGCCTACTTGGGGGCCTGTTGATTTATCTACTGATGTTACTGGTAGTTTGCCTTCAACAAGTTATTCTGTTCCTTATGGAGCGTTTGAATCATTCTCTTATACAACACTTACTAGTAACATTAATAGTAGTGTTACAACTATTCCTGTTGCAGCTACGGGAGGTTCTCAACCATTTGCTTCTGCAAATACACTAAGAATTGAAGACGAACTTATTACATATACAGGAATAACATCTACTTCGTTTACTGGTTGTACCCGTGGTGTTTATGGAACTACTGCAAAATCCCATACATCTGGAACTGGCGTAACTTCTGTAGAAGCAAGTGCTGCCAATACAAACAAAGTTATTCCTTTAAATATCACTGACTACTCCAATCAAGTGTCTATTGTTAGTGGTTCTAAAATCACCGTGGCTGTTGCTGGTTTATACAACCTGCAATGGAGTGGTCAAATGGTTAATTTAGATACAGGAATTAATAACGCTTCTATATGGTTGCGTGTCAATGGCACGGACGTTCCTGGAACAACTGGACACGTCACTGTTCCAGCTGTTCATGGTGGAGTTGATGGACAAATTATTGTGGCATGGAATTATTTTGTTCGTTTAAATGCTAACGATTATGTAGAGCTTTGGTGGAATAATGACAACCAACATATTGTAATTAACGGTATTCCTGCATCTACTAGTCCTGTAATGCCTTCAGCAGCTGCTGTCATTGTAACTATAAATTTTGTTTCAGCTTAATATGGATATTATCATTCGTAGGTTTGAGTACGGTACTAATTACACTATAGGAAGACTTTACGTTAATGGTGTGTACCACTGTTTTACTCTTGAGGATAGAGTTAGGGAAATAGAAAACATCCCTGTAGAGGAGTGGAAAGTTAAAGATAACACTGCTATTCCTAAAGGTCATTATGAAATTGAAATAAAATTTTCAATGCATTTTGGCAAAGAATTTCCACATTTAAAAGATGTAACTGGTTTTGATGATGTGCTTATTCACAAAGGCAATACAGACAAAGATACTAGCGGTTGTATTCTTGTCGGCAGGGATTGGGCTGGAAGTGATTTTATTTCCAACTGCATCCCTGCCTATGACAAACTACTATCTCAAATTAAAACTGCTATAAAAAACAAAGAAGATGTTGTTGTTACTATAAAGTAGTTACATCTCACATACACCAGCAACACAAGCAAGTTCTTGCGAACCAATAGTGTTGTCTTGCGTCTCTGACATCAATGACCAATCAATAGTTTTGGGCATTGTTTCCATCAACTTGTTGTATTCTTCTTCTGTGATTTCTTGGTATGGTGCTTGTGCATAGATGTGATCTGAATACGGCAAAAATGCTACTCCAACCAAATCATCAAAATTATCATACACCCAAGCACCTACGCTCATCCACTCACTTTCTTTTACATACACTGTAATAGAAGGGTTGTGTTCACACCAACTATTCTTATAAGTTTTGTATAGCTCCAACTGCTCTAGTGCATTTAAGGAGTTTCTAGTAACACTGTTTTCAGGAGCTTTTTGTGGAAAACTAAACACCATTGTGTTTAATGGTTTCATTACATCAGGCTCTGCTGGTACTCCTTGTTTCTGTAAAAATGCACATAGTGGGTCCTGAATGTCTGAACGAATAGTACGAACATAATAGGGACTATAAGCAGGATGAATGCCACTAGAACTACCAACAAGCTGTGACACTGTACCAGATGGTTTAACACAAGTAATGGCAACAGACTGATTAACACCAAGCTTCTCAGCTAAATCTTTATTAGTATCTACTGCTACTTGTCTTAAAATTTCTAAAGTAACGTCTGCATTTTTATACAGTTTTGGGTTATCCATTATCCCTGTAATTGATACTCCGAGGAGTCTTTCTTCTTCAGCATTACGCTTCCAGACGTTTCTGAGATATCGGAAATTTGTGAGAGTACTTTGAACAGTTCCAATGATTGTAGCAATTGCAACTTTTCGTTTAATGGTTTCAAGTCCATCATCAGGACGGGCAATAACTTCGCTAAGATTACAGAATCCGTAGGGTCTAAGGATGATTTCCCCACATGGATTTGTTCCATAGCTAATCGGCTCATCACCGTGTTTAACTTCTCGTCTGCCAGATTTAAGAGCCTGACGAGTTGCCGCAACCCTGTTAAAAATTCCTCGTTCCCCAGATTTAGATTCATACAATGTTGTCCATTCTTTTAAAAAGATTCCCACATCAGGTTTTTCTGTATAAGCTACAGAATTATTAGCTAACGCTCGTTGACCATCCTCCATCCACCACTGACCGTTTTTAGCATTACGCATACGCTCATCAGTAAGGTTAGACAAAGAAATAAGAGCACTACGACGTACTCCACCAACCACCACAACATCTGCAATTTTGCAAATGATGTCATGCACTTCTAGACTGCTCATCTTACGTCCTACAGCTTTTTTAAACGCTGCAATAGTAAATTTAAACAAATCTTCTAACGGTTTAGGGCCACTAGCACGACCTCCAAAAGTTTTTAGTCTTGATCCAGAAGGTCTTACTTTGCTCACATCCCACTTAGGAATTTTACCAGCATACAACAATGAAATTAATTCCCGATAAGCAGATGCCCAACCAATCTTGCTGTCACCAACTTTAATGACAGTGTCAGTTTCATGTATTTCCTCAGACACTGCGGGCAACTTAGCAATCTCTTGACGCTCTACAGAAAACCCTACACCAGTCCCGCATAACAGAATATACATCACCTCGTCAAAAGCTCTTGGGTGGTCAATAGGAATATATGAACAATTATAACCAGCCACATTGTCCCTGGTTAATGCTTCTCCTGCTGTCATCATAGCACGCATACTAGGCATAACATCCATGTTACTAATAGCACTACGCACTTCTTCAATCATTTTTTCATCTTTGATTACAAGCTCTACTACATTAGTAATGTAGCGGTCTACAGTCTCTTGCCAATTTTCTCTACGTCCCAAATCATCACGATAACGTGCATAACGACTTTTAAAAATTACTTCGTTGTAAATATCCATGTGCATTACTTTTCCTTTTTCCATTCTTTAAGTTCTTTTTCCCACTCTTCCAATTTAATCTTCCTCAAACGGTAGTTGATCTTCCCATGTTTCAATGTGGACTCCGTTTCCGAAAGCTTCTTCTTCCGCTGTAAGTTCTTCGTCAAAGTATTTTTCAACATAATTTTTACGTTGTTTTAATTTGCTTTTAAATGCAAGCACTAATTCTTCGGAAGTGATATCTAGCAATTCCAAAATAGTTAATTCATCTTCTTGAAGCAACAACTCAATCAAATCCGAAAGAGTAAGCATTTTAATTTACTACACTTAGTTGTTTATGAAGACACGCTGTCATTGTTCATCTCCTTAACGATGTCTAATAGTTCTTTGGCAGTAAACTTGCCTCTGATATACACCTTCTCTTGTTTTTTACAACATTTTGTTGGACACAGACAAGAAGATTGTTTAGCTACTTGTTGAACAACTAGTGGCGGTGTTTTAGGTGTGTCACTTTTATGTACCATTACAGCTTCCAAATCATCTTTAGTAACCCATTTACCTGGGTCAAGGTCTGTGTTTCCATGTGCAATTTGATATTCAATTTGTGCTCCTGTCAATCCTCTCATTTGTATTTTTTCCTTAAATAATCCAATGATATAGGCATTTCATCAAACTCTCCATCTCTTACTTCATGCAACATCCAGCATCCTCTCCAATGTTGATTGCCTTGTGGACCTAAATAATCTTCTTCATGTTGGTAATAGGCTCCAGCAAAAATACTAGTAATTCTTTTACCGTCTGCTTTGTATTGTATATCTACTTCTTTCCTTTGTACATGACCCATAACGCAAGAAGAATGCTTTTTTGTATTAAGCATCCTAGCAGAAGACACAGGCCTTCCCATAACACCAGAAGTAAAAAAATGACAATAGACAACACCATGAACAGTAACAGGTTCAAGGTACGGATATACTTCCCAATCACTAAACGGCAAGTCGTGAACACTTATCAATCCCTCTAATTTTCTATCGCTTTCAATAGCTCTATCAATACGGTTTTCATGGTTTCCTAATGTAAGAATTAATCTAGGGTTCCACCGTTTGTTTTGTATTTTTAATTTTTGACGTTCTTCTTTTATAGGTTTTAAAAGCATGTTCATTGCTTTTTCAGCTGACTGAATGTCTTTGGTATATTGCCTACCCTCAAAGCTTTTTTTGCCTACATCATAGCTTGACAAAGAAGGCATGTCAGCAAAGTCTCCAATCATCACAATAACATCAGGACGTTTTTCGGCAGCATATTTACCTGCCCACGTTAAGTGATCTAATGGAACACCGTCTTTAACTTGCGTATCTGGAATTATAAAATGTGTAGGCATTATTTTTTACTTCTAGCTATTCGTTCGGTTAAGGTTTTCTTTTTATGACATTTGACACATAGAGTTTGCAGTTTTTCTTTTGGTACAAACAACCTGTTGATAAACACATCCCAAGAAACAAAACCAACTTTAGGATCAACAACAGGTTCTATATGATCTATTTGAACATCTTTGCTAGGAAAGTCTTCTCGACAATGAGCACACCTGTAATGTGCTCCAATTCTATTTGTTTTAGTGTTTAATTTTTTACCAGCAAAACTATCTTGCAGTGTTTGATATTTAGGAGGCCAACGTCTCATACCTGAACGTAATACGCTTGTGATAAAACCATTGATACGACCTTGAGTCCAGCTCATACTGGTGGTTCCCATGTTCCGTTTGGTGTTCTCCAGATCCAAAGCAACTTACAATTAAGATGATAACGTTCATCATCTTTGTATAGTTCTCTGCACACTTGATAGTATTTGTCAGAAGCTACTGACGATAGTATTTTTTCTGTTTTGACTGGACCAATGCCAGCCACACCAATAATGTTATCTGCTCTATCTCCAATGAGAGTTTGAGCGTAAAAGTTTTTTATTCCTTGTTCTTCATCTATTGTGGTGAGTTCTTGTTTAACCCAATTAAAATGTTTGCCAGGTATTTGCAATAAGTCTTTATCCAGACTGCATATAATTGTGTCTTTGTTTTGTCCCATACCTAGTGCATCGTCTGCTTCGTAACCGTTGGTTACTTCAGCATCCCAGTTACTAGTAAAAAATTCTCTTATTGCTTGTAAATGTTTTGGCAACGGCTTGCCTTTTCTGTTTGCTTTGTAGTCTGAACTTATTGTTTTTCTGAAATTGCCAGAACCAGTCAAATACAAATTATAACTGTCTGCTGATATGTCATGCAAAATAGTCTCTACAAGACGCTGCGCCCTCCAACATGCTATTGGTTCATCGACTTCTTCACTGGTTGCTGCACATCTAAACGCTACCAGATCAGCGTCAATTAGGGCGTGCGTCATATGTTACCAGCCTGTCTTTTTGATTTTTTTCTTCACTTTAGTTTTTTTATCATCTGAATTTTCTAGACGATATTTTAAAATTTCTACAATGTTGGCAAGGTAACGCTCTAAACGAGCAGTAGAACATTTAACAAAATCTTTGCGGGCTAATGACATATTATTACTCCTCTTCTTCTTGGTTAAGTGCTGCTTTGGCTTGCGCCATATCAATGTCGCCTGTGGCATATGCCTCAAACTTACGGGCTAACTGTATAATAAAAATAGACGTTTCGTCAAGGTCTACATCATAAGGTTTGCCGCCACGAGCTGCAATAAACAAATCAGTAGCACGGGCCAGAACATTTTGACGAATAATGCTTCTGTCGCCATGTAAAGGAGGAACGGGAAAAACTTTTGCGTTACTAGGAACAAAAGCTTGACGAGAAGCTGCTGGAGGCGTTGCAGGGCCACCACCACCATCAGCAAGCTTAGATACAGCTTTTGTTTGTAAACCATATGTTGTTGATTCTGCTTCACATTGGACTACATCGCCATTGCTAACTTTTGGGTCTTTAAAACCACAACTAACCCATGAACCATTGACTTTAACACTGTAGGTTTTTTTCAAACCCCACTTGGTGTTTACATCTTTGCTGCTTATTTGTTCAACCGTACCTTTAACTTCCATATTGTAATACTCCTTTATTTAGTCTCCGTCTTTGTAATTGAGGGAGATACTTCTGTCATATCCATCCAGTTCAAACCAAAACTACAACCAGAGGATAAACTAAGACTCAGATTTGAGCCAAAAGTTTCACAAAAATATTTATGAGTGTTATCTAAAACATATTTGGCTTCTGTAATAAACTCACTCAAAACATCCTCATGCACATCAAACAACACACTGTCATGCACTGTGTTTATCATCTTGACTTTTTGATGATATTCAGGATTGTTTACAAACTTGCGAAACAGAATACCTAACATCAGAGGAACTATATCACCCGTTGCCATACCTTGTACAGGGTAATTTTTAAGCTCTGTTGGGCTAAAACTATACACCCTACCAGTTTTTTCTTTACCCCACTCGGTGTTGACATATTCGTGAAATCTATATCTACGTCGTGTTTGTTCATTTATTAGTAAATATTCTCTATACTTTAAACCAGGTATTATTTTACCTTGTTTGTCTGCATTTTCAATGATGTTGTTATGATAATTAGCTACACCATGATATCTAGTGTAAAACGTTTTTACAAATCTTTGTGCTTCTTCTTTACTAACACTTGCATTTTTACTTAAAGTCTTAACACCTGCACCATACAACAATCCAAACGTCAGACTTTTGAAAGGTTTACGTTCTTCTTTAGTAGGATAACGTTTATACATGTCTTTGTACAGCTCGCTATGAATGTCAGCTCCTGTTAATATATCGTTAATGAGTTGCTTGTCATCAGCAACATGAGCCAAGATAACAACTTCAAGCTGAGAAAAGTCAAACTCAACCAAAGAACCAGAAGAATTATATCTAGATATAAATCCTTTCTTGACTTCTGAGTTTGCAATATTTTGTAGGTTAGGATTGCTGCTGCTAAGCCTACCTGTAACAGTATTAACGTGGTTAATATTAGCATAAATAAAATTGCCTTTATTGTGAATTATATGATTGGAAATGCCTAAACAATAAGTAGAATGTTCTTTAGCATGTTTTCTATATAAAAGCACTGAGTTTAATCCTGCTTTAATGCCTAGATCAACTGCTTCATGTGTTGCCAATACTGCTAACACTTCGTCATCTACTGACACACCTGTTTTATTGATCCATTCTTTAGCAGGAACAACAGGTATTGCTGGAGGAACTACAACTAGCTTAACAACATTTTTGTATTTTGGTTTGCCATTTTTATACATTCCAACAACTTCTTTTACTGTTTCTTTTGTGCTACCACCAAACAAGTATGTAGACAATTGTTTGTTACTAGCAACATCCACATGACCAAGATTAGGCTCTGCCATGCTTTTGAACAGCTTTGCTTTAAGCTCCATGTTGTGCATGTAGTTAAACAAATACTTTGTGTCAATGGCTAAACCATTAAACGTCATTTCAATAGTTGCATGTAAAGCTTCCATTTGGCTAATAATTAGAGGAAACATTTCTAATTTATATGCTTCTGCCATTTGTAACTTGGCTATTTGAGTTGTAACTTTTAAATCGTGTTTTAGATATTTTGTCAATTTTTCACCAGGCACAAAATCAGCACCATAACCTTTCTTAAAGAAATCAGACACAGCACTATCTTTAAAAGAAAGACCATACTTTTCACACAAAGTATCTAATGAAGCCCACCGTGTTTGTTGAGCTGTCAAAAGATATTCTGCAAGTTGTGTATCCCACAATCTGAAACTTTGAAGCTTCTTTTTTAACGAAGGATTGTGTTTATAAGTGTAACGTAAATCAAAACTAATGTTGTGTCCAACAAGAATGTCAACATCATTCCAAAAAATATCATTGTGTTTAAATATTTCTGTACCCGTCCATAAATGATCTGTATTATCTTTAAACAAACCATAAAGAACAACTTTATTGTCTGGATGCATGGGATGAGATAGACCTGATTCCTCATTTCCATTCATCGTTGTTTCAACATCTATGGTTAATAAATTCATCCTATGTACCGACCTCTCAGTGGATCAATTTGAACAATGGCTTGCCCATGACGCATTTCTTCTTTGTGATGTGGACCTCGACCAGCTAATTTGTTCTTAGGAACATTTATTGATCGTTGATCTGCTTCACCTGGTCTTGGGTCCATTGCTTTGCCTACTGTAACAATAGCATCAACTTCACCTGGTTTGTCAACTTTACTACCACGCAAACTATCTAGCCCAATAAACATAGGCCATTCCATCCTATCAGAATCTGCTGATAATTGAGATATAGCAATTACTGGACCATATTCTTTTGCTAAGTCTCTAGCCCATTTGTACAGTTTGCCTAGACGTAAATGCTCGCCATCACCATCACCTGTAAAACCATGCACTTTATCAAGCTGGTCAAAAACTATCATACCTGGATTAATATCTTGAAACAAACTAGTTAATCCTTTGACATGATTTGTTTTGCCATCTGTTATTAGTACTTTTCTGTCGTTGCAGTGTTCTTCGTACAGTTTCATTGCTGTTTTGCTGTCTGACATTACTTCTTCTGTTGTCATGTTCAATGCACTTTGCACTACACGAAAAAACACTTGCTCACTACGTTCTTCGTTGTTGACCCAGACAATAGGTCTGTCCTTTGGCATTTGTGGAATCATGTAGCTGACTTCACTAGCCAACAATGTTGTTTTACCACATTCTACTCTGGCTGCAAACAAAACAAAATCACCATCTCGTAAAGGACCGAGGCTTTCATTGAGAAACATCATACGCCACTCGTAACCTGTTGTAGCAATGCGTTCGCAAACAGCTTCTACATCAGGAACAACAAACATACTGTCAACGTCTACAAACCTGCCTAAATCCCGCAGTGCTTTTGTTGTTAAGTCATGCACATGTTCTATGTCACTTTTGCCATGTTTTGTGTCTTCACATTCTTGCATGATTTGTGCAACATAATCCATCTCGATGAGACTTTTAATAACTTCATCATAAGCCACAGTTGGCTCAAAAGTCTTCATTTTTTCTATCGTGTGTTTAATAACAGTGGCTGTTTTACCAACACGAGCTGCATACTTGGAAAACAAAAAAGAATCTAATGCTTCCCAATTCATGTTTTTATTTACTGTTTTATAATAATCATCCATTACATCCAAAACAAATTTTGTTTCTGGTTGGATACAATGGTCTTTTACATAACTTCTGTACTTTTTAAAATTGTTCTCACTTTCTGAACAAATATGTAAAACGTCAAAATCCATTAATTATTTCCTTTATTTTGGTTGAAGATGTTTTTTTAGCTTCTAAATTATTTATAACAAAAATATCTACGTTACCTGGACAAACAAAACAAAGTCTTTTATACAAAGATTCTGCTCCTTTTTTACCTGCACTGTCATTATCTAACCAAAGTAATATCTTTTTATACGGTTTTTCTTTATGTAATGTTTCTTCGTCTTTAAAATGTAAAGTTGTTCCTAATAACGCTAATGTATTTACTTCTGTACTTTGTTTGACTTTATAAGCAGACAAACAATCTTCAGTAATAACTAAAGTTTCAGTATTTGTAAAATAATCTAATGTCCAATTACCACAAGTAGGCATATCTGATGCATATTCTGTTATATATTTAGGGTTTGTTTTAAATGTTCTTGTTTGTATACCAATTAATATTTTGTAATAGTTATATATAGGAAATACAATATTACCGTCAGAATTAAAAACAAATGAACTTGGTATTAGTGTTTCTCCTAAATCTGCAAGATGTGTTTTAAGCCAATTAATATTGGTATCATTTGGACTATATTTGTTTGCAATGCAAGTGTGCAAATAATCATGTATTTCATTTATTGTTTTTGTTTTAGAAACAGATATCTTATCACTTGGATTTTTAATCCATTTTCTTAATCTTTCACTGTCTTTAGATCTATCGTTAAAACAGTACCCAGGTGTAGAACAATGTTGACAAAATGCTAGAATACCTCCATGTACACGCTTGATATATAAGCGTTGTTTGGTGTCAGTTCCAGCAGAACAATCTTCATGATTTATGTTAATTTGCTCCCCTATTTCTAAGGGAGCAAAAGTAACAAAATCTCTAAAAGGAAGTGACTTCATTTAAAATCGCCAATAACTTTTTTAATAAGCTCTTTAGCTACACGTTGATTAGTGTCTGTTAATTTATTTAAATACTGAAGTTTTAAACTATCAGCAAAAGATAATCCAGACTTCATCTTTTTAGCAATACCAATTAATGTGCGAGGACTCATTGTTAATTGCAGTTGATTGCTTTTATAAGCTTGACGAATTAATTCAGCAACTGTAACTAACATTGTTGCTTGTTCTGGTGGAAACGAAGGAATTTTACTAAGGATGACTTTTTTCTCGTGAGCTTGGTTTAGATAGTCTAACTTCACAACAGTTCCAAATCTATCCAAAACAGCTGTATTTTGTACGTTTACACCTGCATGATGACCTGTCATGTCACCTTGACCTTGTGTGTTGCCTAAACATACAATTTGAAATGCCTCATGTGGCTGAATAAACTTGTCTTTGGATGTACCTGGCATTTCTTTGAGGAAAAGCTTACGGTCATCTTCTAAAAGCCACTGCATACCTACAGTGATTTCTGGTGGAGTAAATTCCCACTCGTCCCAAGCTAACACTGCACCATAACGGACAGCTTCAGTTACTGAACCATCTTGCCAAATAGTAGAACCATCTTTTGCAGTGAGTTGACCAAAAATCATACTGCTGTCAATGTCACCAGTAGCATTAATACGAAGAAAAGGTCTGTTGGTACGAGCACACAACTCTTTAATCAAACTACTTTTGCCACTACCAGTTGGACCATATATAAGAACATTATCACCAATGCTCCAAGCACGAAGAATGTCCAATGATTCATTAACAGGCAATGTATACAATGGATTTTTTTCAGGAATAAGGAAAGCAATTTTTTCATCCCAATCTGTTTTTTTATAAATAGTTACTGGAAAATCTTGAATGTCTTCACGATATGATTCAACAAAATTTAAAGCTGACATTTCGTTAGATTTAAATTTTACCGTTTCTACTTTTTCTGGCTCAATTGACATTGCTTTCTCAATTAATTCTGAAGAAGTTTCTTCTGTTTCAGATTTTTTACGTTTTGCTAATGTCTCTTTAAGAGCAGACATAACCATTTCTTCTACAACTGGGCTTTTGGTAGTCATTTTATTTCCTATCTTTAATGAGTTTTTGTTCAATTACTTGTAAAAGAGTGTTACTAATATCATCTGCTTTGTTAATCACACAACAATTTGTGTAAAGCTCTTTGACACTATTATTCATAATACCAATACCATAAATATCTACTAACTTTTTGCTTTCTATTTCTAATATTACTTTTTTGGTAAAAAAAGCAATTCCTACACAATCTCTACTTGCTGCTGGAGAACCATCTGAAAAAACAATAAGAACCTTCTTCTTTTCTTTACGATGAACTAGTCTGTCGTAAGCCCAAAGAATGTTTTCACCGTCAGGGTTGCCTTGCATAATACAATTACTAAAACCAAAACTTTTATACAAATGCTCTTGAGATACTTTTTGGTCAAAAGTTTTATGAAGAATCATTACTGGTGGAGCACCTTCTATTATTCCTGTGTCAGTAAAACTTACAATTTCTACAGGTACATGTAAAGCATTACTGATTGTTTCGTTTAACAATAAAGCAGAATTAGTAGCATGAAGATATTTTTCTCCTTCCATAGAGCCTGAAGCATCAATTAACAAAGTAACTGCTGCGTCTAAAGTTAAATTGTTAATACGACGTTTAAATACTCTGTCGCTAAAACCAGAAGCATCTTTAACACAAATACGAGATAATCTAGATTGGTCTAGTTTACCTTTCTTTACTCCATATTCATATCTAACTCGGCTTTCAATTTGCAACATACGTCTTACTTGCTGAGAAAAACCTTCATGTGCAGATACATCATGTGCTCGCAATTCTTTTTTAAACTGACTGTGTCTTTTAATTAAATAATTATTGTAATGAAGTTCATATTGTCTGTATTTTGTCATTGAGTTTTTGTTATTAATGTCTAATACAACAACATTTGGATTGACATGCCATTCGCCAAAAGAAGGGTCTGCTCTAGAATCTGGGTTAGGTTCACCGTCTTTTTCTACAAACTTTTTGTCATGTTTGATGTTTGGTAAAGCTTCTGCTAATTTTTGCAGTTCTTCATTTTCTGTTTCTTCTTCCCCTTCTTCTTTTTCTGTTTCTCCTTCTGTTTCTCCTGCTTTTTTACATTCTTTTTTTACTACTTTTGTTTTTGGAATTTTAAAAGCATCTAAAATTTCATGCACTAAATCATATGTCATTTTAGTGCCACGGACTTTATCTGTTTCAAGCCTAGCTGCTTCTAGTTTATCTGTAAATGTTACTAATATTTCACTAAATTCTTTGTCAGGAGTAAAACTACTAGCAGAAGCAGCTAACAAAGGAAATCTGTGGCTATTAGTAATTAAATCCCAATGCACACAAGCACAAACAAGTTTGCCCATAATGTTAGTGGCTTTGTTTATGTTTTTAGCAACATCTTGCATAAGAGAAGAAGAATTACGATCCCAAAGCAGTTTAAACCCATAGTATTCGTCAGCTTCTAAACTATTGACTCGACTATCTTCTAACAAATTCCACAACAAACCATCAATTGTGTTTCTGGGGTCTAATCCAACTTCTTTCAAAATCTCAAAATCACTGTATGTGTCATGCCCAACCTCATGGTCAGTAGATGCCATCATTTCTTCCATTTGTTCTTTGGTAATTTTAGCTGTGATGCGAGGAAGATAGATAGTATCGCCATCATGTCTTGGCATATTCACATCTTCAAAAACTACGTTTAAGCCAGCTCTACCTGCACTGGCACGAACATATTTGATAACTTCCCAAGAATCTATTAAGCTCATAGAAAAAGTCCAAATTGATTTTTTATTACACTGTAAGCATGTTTAGCTTCGTCATCTGTTAATTTACTAATAGAAAAAGCTAAAAGACTTAAACGAGCCTCAAAATTTTCAAAAGGAGTTTTGTCTGTTTTGCCTTCTTCTTTTTTCATTTTAATTTCGTTTTGAAGTCTACTTTTTCCTTTAGGAACACCATTTTCATCATAGAAACCAATAGACAACTTTAACGCTGTGTAACATACACTTTTAGCTGAACGCCAAGGATTAGGCATAATAGAAATTTCTAAATCTTTGATTACTTGTTTTTCAATAATTTTACATTCGTCCCTAAATTCTTCAGCGGTAGAATGTACACAAGCAGCTACAACCATTTTAGAAAAGCATGAATCAGCTGTGCTTTGACTAACAGCAGCTTCACATGCAGCTTTGTATAATGAATTGTCTTCCATGTTTTTTCCTTAATGAGTTTTATCGGTAGTAAATAAAGTATGTAATTTTTCACCATGTTCGTACAAATGAACATTTAAAAGCAAACCAAATTTATCACTACTCCAGCTAAGACAAGCTAGGTAATGTTCGGCATCTTCTACTGATGGAAATACACAAAAAATAGGACAATGTTGCACTGTCCCTTCAACATGAACAGGAAGTCTAGTTGTATTCCTGCTCGATTTGTCTAACGATGTCCTTGAGCTTTGACCCTTTCGGACGGTACGCTTTGTAGATTTCATATGTTTGTGTCTTAGAGTTGTACCATTTGTAGTGATAGGGACCAGATACAGCTATCCAACCTTCTGGCGTTTTTTGAAAACGAGTCCATTCTGTATCGTGCCAATATTCGACACCCCAAAACACATCACATTTAGTGTTGTCAATTTTTAAGATTTTCATTGATTTTCTTCATTAGAAATGGATGTAAGAACATCGCAGAATGGAAGAATTTCTTCTGAGCTTTGCATTACTTTTGTTGCCATAAGCATAAGCATTTCAAAAGAATAGAAGTAATCGTTCATTTTATTCGCCAAACGCATATTTGTCATCTATATCAAGTTCCACCATTTCAAACAACTTCATGTCCTGAGTTCTCACTGTTTCGATGAGATCAGCCATAAGAAGTTCCTCTGCTTCTTTTTCATTTTGACATTCGTACAAAGCATCAAAATATACGGCATATTTCATGTCATTCTCCTCTTGACCAAAGCATTGCTAAATAAATGTTGTGTGCTAAATTATCAACTTGTTCTTCAATCCAGTCATTATCGTACCATTCAAAGGGTTCCCAAGGAACATTGTCATAACTATAAAAGAACTGTTCTGCAACTGTTCTTGCGTATTTTTGCATTTCATCGTTAGTCATTTTACTAAACCACCTTTATTGTTTAATCCAACTAAGTCTTCTTTATTAGTAACAAGAACATAATTGGATTTGTGCATGGGAGCTATGCACCAGCTACTGCGTTTTTTTACTGCTTCTACTTCACCACATTTTAAACAAGTTTTATATTTGAGAGCATAACGTTGTTCTGGTATTTCAGCATCACAATTAATACAAAACATGTAATTCTCCAAAAAAAGAGCAGCGAAGACCCCGCCACAGCGGATACGGGGCTGAGCTGCTCTTTGTTATTAGTAATTGATGGAAAGCAACAGGAATGCCACGAATGTGGCATGAGGGTTGCCTTATGTGATTTGTTTGTGGAACACTGCTTCTGCAATTGTTTTTAA